GGTTCTCGTCATGCTCGCTGCGCAGAAACGCACGCGCACCGAGTGCTACGGCGCAGCGGCCGAGCTGGCGGGCGAAGAGGGCGCGCGGGTAGTCGTGCAGCGTCTCGCGCGGGACAGCCTCATTGTCGCCACGAATCAGTGCTACTCGATCACCCCGCGCGGGCTCAAGCGCGTGCCGCGTGCTGCCGTCGTCGTGCAGCCGCTCGCCCCATACGTGCCGCCAGTGGCACCGCCGCGCAGGGCTGGGTCGATGGGCTTCGCCCGCTACCCGTCTGTCGCTGCCGGTGTGGCCCGGCCGTATCACGCCGAGGGGGTGCTGTGACGCGATTCGAGTACGCGCAATTTCGCGCGAAGTCTGACGCGAAGCGCGGGATCGAGTTTCCCCATGCGCGACTGACAGAGCAGGACGTTATCGCCATACGTCGCAACGTTCGCGGGCAAACCGCGAAGCAGCTCGCCGAATCTTTCGGGGTCCACTTCCGGACCATCGAAAAAGTGCGCGCTTATGAAACATGGGCGCATGTAAGCGAAAACCCGCCGGGCGAACGGCGGGCCTTCTGACCTCAACGACTAGATAGGAGTCGAAATGGCTGACGAGAGTGTATCCCGATACCTGGATTTCCTCCAGGTCAAGACACAGGGCGGCTCAGATACCGGATTTGCGCCTGTATGGCTGCCGGACTTTCTCATGGACTTCCAGGCGGAGATGGTGGATTGGGCCGTTCGGAAGGGCCGCGCCGCGATCTTCGAGGATTGCGGGCTTGGGAAAACCGTGCAGGAACTTGTCTGGGCGGAGAACGTCGCTCGCAAGACCGGCGGAAACGTCCTGATCCTGACTCCGCTTGCGGTGGCGCATCAGATGATCGCCGAGGCCAAGAAATTCGGGGTCTACGCGAGGCGTTCATCTGACGGAACAGCGCACCGGATCACGGTTGCGAACTATGAGCGGCTCCACTACTTCGACCCTACTGATTTCGTCGGCGTTGCCTGCGATGAGTCGTCGATTCTCAAGTCGTTCGACGGTCGCAGGAAGCAGGAGATCACGGTGTTCATGCGGAAGGTTCCGTACCGGCTGCTTGCCACGGCGACGGCCGCGCCGAACGATTACATCGAGCTTGGAACGTCCTCAGAGGCGCTTGGATACCTCGGCCACATGGACATGCTCAATCGCTTCTTCAAGAACGACTTGAACAACAGCGCGACGGGGCGCATGCGCGGCGAGGTTATCAAGTGGAGATTCAAGGGCCATGCAGAGGGGCCGTTCTGGCGGTGGGTGTGCTCATGGGCGCGAGCGATTCGTCGGCCGTCTGACATTGGTTTTTCTGATGACAGATTAATCCTGCCGCCGCTGACGGAGCGCGAGCATCTTGTCGAGGCAAGCGAACTGGCGGATGGGATGTTGTTCGCGCTTCCGGCTGTCGGGCTGAAAGAACAGCGCGACGAGCGCCGCAGGACGGTTCAGGAGCGATGCGAACAGGTCGCCGGGCTGGTGAACGGAACCGGGCAGCCGGCGCTTGTCTGGTGCCATTTGAACGAGGAAGGCGACACCCTGGAACGGCTGATCCCTGATGCCGTTCAGGTTAGCGGGAAAGACTCTGACGAGGCGAAAGAGGAGCGAATGATTGCCTTCGCAGAGGGCAAGTCTCGCGTGCTCATCACGAAGCCAAAGATCGGCGCGTGGGGTCTGAACTTCCAGCACTGCAACCACATTACGTTCTTCCCTTCGCACTCGTTCGAGCAGTATTACCAGGGCGTGCGCCGCTGCTGGAGGTTCGGGCAAAAGCGGCCGGTCAATGTTGACATCATCACGACGGAAGGTGAGCGCGGGGTACTGCAGAACCTCCAGCGCAAGGCCGCCCAAGCAGACAATATGTTCTCCGCGCTGGTGCGGGAGATGAACAACGCGAACGCAATCGGCCGCGCTGCCGGCTTCACCAAAAAACAAGAGGTGCCGGCATGGCTGTGAAAGACCAACTCGTTACTGACCGTTTCGCCATCTACAACGGCGACTGCATCGAGGTCATGCAGGGGCTCCCTGACGCATCGGTTCATCTGTCGATCTACTCGCCGCCGTTCGGTGGGCTGTACCACTACAGCAGCGACGAGCGCGATCTTTCCAACTGCGACGATTACGACCAGTTTTTCGCGCACTACGCATTCGTGGTCCGCGAGCTGGCGCGTGTGACGATGCCTGGACGGGTGACGGCAGTTCATTGCATGGACGTTCCGCGCAGCAACAGTGGCACGGATTCGATGATCGACTTCCCGGGCGACATCATCCGGCTGCATGAGCGCGAGGGGTGGAGGTTCACCGGGCGGCGGATGATTTGGAAGGAGCCGCTTGCGGTTCGCCTTCGCACGATGCAGAAGAATCTTGCTCATGCTTCGCTGTGCGAGGACTCGATTGACGCAGGCGTTGCGTCAGGAGACCAACTTTTGACGTTCCGCCGAGCCGGCAAGAATCCTGTCCCCGTACAACATCCTGTCGGGCTACTTGACTACGCTGGCGAGAGGGAAATGCCTTCCGACATCCTTAAATTCAAAGGATGGAAAGGAAAGCAGACGGAGAATCGTTTCTCGCATTGGATCTGGAGGCAGTACGCGGACTGCATGTGGGATGACATTCGCATGCAGCGCGTACTCCCGTATCGCGAGGCGCGAGACAGCGAGGATGAAAAGCACGTTCACCCGCTTCAGCTCGACGTAATCGATCGTTGCGTCGTTCTGTTTAGCAACCCTGGCGAAACGGTGCTGACCCCGTTCATGGGGGTCGGGAGCGAAGTCTACTCGCCGATCATGCTCGGCCGCCGCGGGATCGGCGCGGAGCTGAAGTCATCCTACTACCGGCAGGCCGTGAAGAATGTTCAGGCCGCTGCCGCAGGGTTCTCGTTTGAGGAGGAGAACCTGTCCCTCGACCTCGAAGAAGGGTCGATGGTGTGAACTGCTACCCGTTCCACGTCGGCGAACCGTGGCAGTCGCAATTGAACGATGCACTGCTCGATCGCGACAAGGCGACAACATCGGCTGGGAAAAGCCGGGCGAACTACACCATCCGAAAAATCAGGCTGTTGGCCGCACGCTCGAAGGGCACACATACCGAAGCGCAATGGCTTGGGCTGGTTTCGGCGTTTGGGTGCCGGTGCGTGATGTGCGGCAACGAGATGGCGACATCAGAAATTCAGAAGGACCACATCATCCCGATCTACCAGGGTGGGTCGGATGGCATCGAGAATCTGCAGCCGCTTTGTCAGCCATGCAACGCAAGCAAAGGGCCTGACGCCTTCGATTGGGCCACCTATCGGATGAAACATGGATTTGACGGGGGTGGAGAATGAACTACTACCCGTTCCATTTGGGCGATTACGCCGCCCACACGGCCCACCTGGAGCCGCTGGAGGACTTGGCCTACCGCCGCATGCTGGACGCCTACTACCTGCGCGAGGCCCCTCTGCCGGCCGATCCTGCCGAGGTGGCCCGCCTGATCCGCATGCGCCAGAACATGGCCGAGGTTGAGGCCGTGCTGCGCGAGTTCTTCCAGCTGACCGATGACGGCTGGACCCATGCCCGCTGCGACGAGGAAATCGATCGCATGCAGGACAAGCAGGCGAAGGCTCGCGCGTCTGCAGCTGCATCGGTGAACGCCCGCCGAGCGAAGGCACAGCCAGCGCTGAACGATGGCACAGCGGCCGCTGGACGGACGTTTAGCGACCGTTCAACGGACGTTGAGCTACCAACACCAACACCAACACCAAAGAAGAAAAGAGAGGAGGAGCGCGCAGACCCGGAAGCGACGGTCACGGACCATTTTCGCTCGCCATCAGGCTCGCGTATCCCTGATGGCTTCCCGAATGCTGACGCGATCGACTGGTGCAAGCAGCATCGGCAAGACCTTGACCCACTGGCGACTGCGGAGCGGTTTCGCGATCACTGGGTCGCAAAACCCGGCAAGGACGGGAGAAAGCTCGATTGGCCGGCGACGTGGCGAAACTGGGTGCGTGGCGAGCGTGCGCCGCCGGTACGTGCGGGGCCAGCTAAGGCTGACCGAAACGCCGAGATCATCGCCCAACTGACCGGGCGTCAACCAGCTCAACGAGAGATTGTCATCGATGCAGAGTGGAGACCAGTCCAAGCAGCGCGCATTGGTTGACCGCCTGTTTGCACGATTCGCCGCCATGTACGGCGCGCAGAAGCTTGCCTCGATGTGGGCCGGGGCGGACTTGGAGTCGGTCAAGGAAACATGGGGCGCGGCGCTGTCGCGCTACTCGCCGCACTCGATCGGTCAAGCTGTCGCCGATCTGCTGGCGAGTGGCGAGGACTGGCCTCCGACGCTGCCGAGGTTCGCGGAGATGTGCAGGCAGGCGGGCATCGCGAGGCATCAAGCGCAGGACGCTGCCCAGGCTCTCCCTGCGCCAGGCCGCTCGTTTACGGACCGCCAAAGCGCAGACCGCATGCTGTCTGCAATTGACGTTCGCGGAAACCGAGGCGACCCGAAGGCATGGGCGCGCCGGATCATGGATGCCGTTTCGGCTGGCGAAGATGTGTCCGCATGCCGTCGATCGATGGCAATGCGGGCGCTGAACCTCAAAGAGGCCGCATGACGCTTACATGCCACTCCTGCCGATGGTCCGCAGCCGACGCGGCATCGGTGTTGTTCTGCCAACTGCGCGACGAGCGGTGCGCACAGACGTGCGAGGAATTCGAGTATGAGCCGGGAACAGACGAGCGCGAGTTGCGAGACCTGCGCGAACCAATGGCCGCCGGAGAAGCGCACGCCGAAGGGCGAGGTGTACTACGTGCCGGTCTGCAAGCGCACGCGCA